GCCTAACTGGACAAGTTTTGCACATCGGTGGCCTGTAGTATAATAAGAATCGGGATGGTATAATTAAAAAATGAGCACAACAGGAAAAGGGTTTAGATACCCACAGTATTCAGATACGCCAGATGTTCCAAGAGACTTGGGGTATTTAGCTGAAGATGTAGATGCGTATTTAGAAGCACACCCAGGGCCACAGGGCCCAGCAGGTACTATAACGATAGGCGAAGTTACAACTGTAGGATCTTCAACACCAGCTAGTGTAACAAATACTGGCTCAGAAGAGCAGGCTGTATTAAACTTTGTTATCCCAAGAGGCGTTGATGGTATTGTTGGTGGCGATGGTCCAGCTGGACCTTCAAATATTTTAACAATTGGCGATGTGGTAACTGGTGAAACTGGAACAGATGCCTCCGCAACAATAACTGGAACTTCTCCTTCTCAGGTATTAAATTTAACATTGCCTAGAGGTCCACAGGGAATACAGGGTTTAACTGGACCTAAAGGTGATGCCGCTGCAACCATAATAGTAGAGTCAACAACTACTGGTGCATCTGGAACAAATGCAAGTGTTACAAATTCTGGAACAAGTTCAGATGTGAAACTTAACTTTGTTATCCCGCAAGGCCCGCAAGGAATACAAGGTGTTCCAGGAATAGCTGGAGCAGATGGTGCAAATGCAAGCCTAGATCCAATTGCAGGAACAATAAGTTTGAATATTCCAACATCATCCTCATATGGAGTAAACTCAAACTGGTATCCAATTGTAAATAACTACGTATCAATTGGTCAGCCAATTGATGCTGGACTTGGTGTTACATCAAATAAATTTTGGAAAACAATCTATTCAAACACTGGAACAATTAATACTTCTGATTTAAGATTAAAAACAGATGTAGTCAACTCATCTTTAGGTCTAGATTTTATTAATAATCTTCGTCCAGTAAGCTATAAGTTTATAGAGGGATCTGTTACAGATGATGGCCAATCCATACCTGGAACAAGAACACACTGGGGTTTAATTGCACAAGAAGTTAAACAAGCAGTAGATGAAGCTAATGTAGATTTTGCTGGTTGGGTTTTACTTGATAAGGAAAACGTTGATTCAGAACAGGCTTTAAGGTATGAAGAGTTTATCGCACCACTAATAAAAGCAGTTCAAGAGCTTACAGCGAGAGTTAAAGCACTAGAAGAGGCGTAGGGCATGTCATATAAATATACTGTCCTAAATGATCGCCCGATTGCATTTTATGAGCTAGATGAAGTTTCATCTGGATCGGTTGGAACATACACTGGCCTTGCTGCAAAATATTCTACCTACCAAGACTTAAAGGATAACGGAGTTTCATACTCTGCAATTAGTGGCCTTCCAGTATATGATTTTTCTGGTAACTTTAATGATGGATTTTCTACAGATGCATCTATCAAAAAAATAATGCCTTTGCACCACGGCGGACAAAGAGGAACTGAAGTTCTTCCTGAAACTATTATATATTACCCAGTCAAAGGTATAGCAAATGCAGATTATCCTGATAATATATTTAGCATGGAAGGCTGGTTTCTAATTAATGAAGAAACTGAATCACGGCTAACATTACTGGGAGACGCAGCAAATAACATTGGATTCTTTTATGAGAACGGCAATGTAATATTTGCAATTGGAGGGCATGAAGTTGAGTATACTGCTGAATTTAAAGAAACAGTATATCTTGTTGGAATATTTACGCCAAACAAGATATCCCTATACGTAAACGGCAGTCTTGTGGACACCCTATCCCTATCAAGCTATAAGTTTTTAAATAGCTCTGTGTCATTTAGATCTGGTAGCTCCGCATCAAGATTTATGATTGATGGCCTTGGCTTTTATAAATCAGAGCTGAGCAGGTCACAAATACAAAAGCATTATTTGGCTGGAATAAAATCAGTACCCGCTTCTCAGATAGTTTATCCAGATGGCGGAAGCTTGTTTAGCATGAACATAGAGAGAATGAGGCCAACATTTACATACTCTTATCCAGCATCAAAAAGATGGAATGATGTGGCAAATGAAAATGTAAAGATATCCCAGGATCAGTCTTATTTGTATTTTGAAAAAACTGAATTGGCGGCTACACAAGAATTTACATTTACAGACTATATTGTTGTTCCAAATTACTTGGGCCTAACATCATCTCAGGTTTACTGGTCTGGAGATGTTAGCAGAATATCTGTTGAGGTAAGCCTTGATAATGAGAACTGGGAGCCGTGTGTAAATGGAAAGGCTGTACCATTCTTTAATAAAAATGATCAGCAGTTTGAAGACATGCTTTATGTCAGAGTTACAATGCAGTCAGAGGATACCTCAAAATATATTCCAGTTCTAAGCTCGCTAGAATTTATGTTCTTTATAGACAAGACTTTCTACAGCGACAACTCAAGCTACTCCATATCATCTGATTATGAGTACTGCCTGCCAAAACAAAACTCTAGAGTTCTTTCATATAACAAAAATAACGGATTAAAAATGTACAACGGGCATGGATTTGGAATTGATTCAGATATAAACATATTGTCTCTAGAGCTGTTCTTTACTCCTGGGTCTGGATCTTGCGTTCTGGTCTCTACAGATAATGAGTCTTTGTCTTGGGATCAAAATGGGCTGGTTACAATGGTTGGCATAGACGCTTTGTATGTAAATGGAGTAGATGCTACAGACGTAACAAATATAAATGATATTCTTGCAGATGGACTACAACACCATGTAGTGGTGGTATTCAATGAGTCCGCCAGCTCAGATATGAGAATTAATGAGAGCCAAGACGGTCTGTCTTACGGGGTAGACACAATGTATAACAATCTTGCTATATATGATTATCAGCTTACCAGCGATATAGTAAATAGCCACTACTCACAGTATATAGGGCTAGGGCTTATATATATTAACGATACATCTATGGATATAGTTGAAAAAGACACTGGCACGGACAGTTTGCCATTTTTCCTTGTTACAACTAACTTGGCTGGGACAAATATATAGAATTTGGTACATGTCAAAGACAAATCTGGACTTTGATAGCAAAGAATGGTAGAATTAGTAGCATATGGACATATTAAATCAAAAGAGTCAGATCATCGAGGAAACAACCCTTGGAATATACGTCTGGGAAATGCCAGATGGAAGATGGATTGGTGACGATGATGGCAACTTCTTGTCTATAACATCTAAAAAAGGCAATCGTTCTAGAATCGACGCACTTGCCAGAGAAGTACGTTCATATGGAATTGATGTCGGACAACCTAAGTTTTTGTCTGGCAGAAGAAAGATTGATGATGAGGAATTTGAGCATCAGAGTGAAAGACTTAAATGGGGCCTGACACCAGACCCTCTTGATATTGGTGTATATAAAGATTCTATGTTAAGAAATGGGCGGGTTCAATGAGAGCAGAATTTATAGAAGACGAAGCAGACGATTCAACAACAATTGATATTTCAAACTCTGCAGACTGGTTTTCATTTAAAAAAGAGAAAGAGCACGAAGACCCTTTTAATATTGGCTTAGAAGAAATAAGAAAGCTAAACGGTCTTGGCTCTACATTTAGACGCAAGATCAATAGAGATTTTTCAAAAGCATTTGTTGGAACATCTGGCGTAGGTACACAGCAAAACTTAATGCAGCAGGCAATTAGCGGATATGCGCTATTTGATCTTGTTGAGCCAGTTTATAACTTAGAGTATTTGTCTAAGATATACGAGGTTTCAACTTATAACTATGCAGCGATTAATGCAAAGGTTTCAAACATTGTTGGTCTTGGATATACATTTACAGAGACATCAAAAGCAAAAGATGCAATGGATCAGATCACAGATGATAAGCAGCTTGAAAGAGCTCGTGCAAAGATAAATAGAATTAAAACAAATTTAGATAGATGGCTAGATGATTGCAACGAAGAAGAGTCATTCACAGAGACCCTTATAAAAGCCTACACAGACCTTGAGGCGACTGGTAACGGATACATTGAGATTGGACGTACAGTTGCTGGGGACATAGGCTATATCGGTCATATACCAGCCAAGACAATGCGTGTGCGTAGATTACGTGACGGCTTCATTCAATTACTTTATGGCAAGGCTGTATTCTTTAGAAACTTTGGCGACATGGACACACTCAGCCCAATTGCGGGACAAGAAGATCGACCAAACGAAATTATTCATTTGAAGAAGTACACACCAATGAACAACTACTATGGGGTTCCAGATATTATTGCGGCTCAGCAAGCTTTGGCTGGAAATGAATTTGCAGGAAGATATAACCTTGACTACTTTGAAAACAAGGCGGTCCCAAGATATATTATTACAGTAAAGGGAGCAAAGCTTTCTCCAGAGTCAGAAAGAAAGCTTCTTGAATTTTTCCAGGTTGGCTTAAAGGGAAAGAATCATAGATCTCTTTATATCCCATTACCAGCAGACACACCAGACTCAAAGACTGAATTTAAGATGGAGCCTATTGAGGCTGGAGAGCAAGAGTCCTCATTCAATATCTATCGTAAAACAAATAGAGATGAAATCCTATTAGCTCACAGAGTACCTATTAATAAAATTGGAACTCCAGAGGGAGTTAACTTAGCAGTTGCTCGTGATGCTGACAAGACATTTAAAGAGCAGGTCTGTAGACCAGCTCAGGATAGACTAGAGAAAAAGCTTAATTATTTAATTGCAGAAAAGACTGATGTCGTTGAATTAAAGTTCAATGAGCTAAGCCTTACTGACGAAATTACTCAAAGCCAGATTGATGAAATCTATTTGAGAATGCAGGTCATTACTCCTAATGAGGTAAGACTCAGAAAGAATATGATTCCTATTGATGGTGGAGACGAAGTTGTAGAATTAAAGCCTCAGCAGGTTGCAGACCAGCAGGCTAAATCTACAGGCAATAAGACCAGAGATCAAGAAAGAGCCAAGAATGCTCCAGATAAAAATGGGGAAGGCAGAAATGCAAAGGGCGATGGTCCAAAAGTCAAATAAGTTTAATCAACTGCTATTTGCGTTATAGTAAAGAACACTATAAAATTAAGCATATGAACATTGAAAAGGCCCTATGGTCCAGTAATGGCGACAACGTACACTTGTCAGTTCCCTTCACAAAAGTTAACCGTGAACAGAGAACTGTTTCTGGCTTTGCAACTTTAGACAACGTAGATCAAACAGGCGATGTCGTAACAGCAGAAGCAAGCATGAAAGCCTTTGAATCATTCAGAGGAAACCTTCGTGAGATGCATCAGCCACTTGCAGTAGGTAAGGTTGTTTCATTTAGACCAGAAACATTTTATGATCAAGAGACAAAAGAGTTTTATAACGGAGTGTATGTAACATCTTACATTTCAAAGGGCGCACAAGACACATGGGAAAAAGTTCTTGACGGAACACTTTCAGGATTTTCAATTGGCGGAAAGATTATAGAAGCAGACAACGAGTTAAACAAGTCAACAGGCGAGCAAGTTAGATTTATTAAGAGCTACGAACTAGTAGAACTATCAATTGTAGATTCACCAGCAAACCAGCTATGCAACATTTTTTCTATTGAGAAGATGAATGGCCAGATGGTATTCAAGGGTATGGCTGCTGATGTTGTTACAGAAAATATTTTTTATTGTGAA